GTTTAGTTGGTTACGCGGTGATTGCTACGGTGATTAACTGGGTGATGATTAAAGCTCCAGGGAAGTTGGAAAACAAGTTGAACAATCTCATTTATGAAAACTCAAATAACGATGTTGACGATAATCGTCATGCTAAGTAGCTGTGCGGGGACTTCGGTCACGGTGCCGTATAAAGGTGTTGATTACACGCTTTCAATGAAGACGTCTGCGAAGGGTGTGGTTGACACAGATCCTAATGACGTGACTGTGGTTACGCCACCTGGAACTTCGTCTTCTTTCACTGATGTGATTCTGAAAACTTTAACTGATGTGTTCAAATGACTACAGGATTAAAACTTTATAACCACGCGCTGGAAGACTTTGGGCTTTCTGAGATTTCAGGTCCAGGTTCGAACGCTCGTATCAAGAAGGCTATCACTTTGGCAGCTGATTGGCTCGACAAAGACGATAGCAAAACCGCTTGGTGTGGTTGTATGATGGGACTGTGGTTCACCGAGCTCGGGCTTAAACCTGTTAAAGAGTTTTATCGGGCGAACAATTGGAAGAACGTAGGTAAGAAAGTTCTTTTGTCAGAAGCCAAGCAAGGCGACGTAGTTGTAATGGATCGTGAAGGAGGTAAACATGTGGCGTTGTTTAGTAAACTTGACAAAGGTATGGTTTATCTCTTGGGCGGTAACCAGCGCAATCAGGTTAATGTATCGGCTTTTAACCAAGGGTTTGTAGAAGAAGTTCGCAGAATTGATTAAATGGAAACATCACTTGACATAGCCCAACTCGCTAAACTGCGCAGGTTAAAAGCCTTGCGCCGTGAGTCAGGGCTATGTGGTTATGAGCCACACCGCAAACAAGAGCTGTTTCATTCAGCCGCGTGGGCTGATTTCCGTTATCTCCGCACAGGAAATCGCTTTGGCAAATCAACCGCAGGCGCTTGTGAAGACGTAGCTTTTGCTCTGGGTGAACGTTTGTGGATTCCGCAAGGTGATGCTCGGCGCCGTCTGGGCATCCCGCAACGCAGCACCAAAGGACTTATCATCGTAGCCGATTGGGACAAAGCGCGAGAGATTTATACCTCCATGGAAGAAGGTGAGTCTCAAGGAAAGATCTTCCAGTTTCTTCCAAAGTCCGCTTTCCATGATATACACAAGAACCAAGCAGGTGAGATCGACTGTATCATGGTTAAGTCTATGTGGGGTGGGATTTCTCATATCTACATCGACACCGTGCGGTCGTTTATGGGAAATCCGATGGGACAGGAGTCCAGCCACTGGGACTGGATTCACGTTGACGAACCTTGTCCGAAGAACATGTGGGTTGCGAACAGCCGTGGTTTGATCGACAACGATGGCAAAGCCTGGTTCACTTGCACCCCTATCGCCGAACAGTGGATTAATGAACTTTTCATCCCTCGTTCGCGTCTTAAAGAAGCCTTTGAAGACGGTAAAGCCTTTAACAAAGACGAGCTGAAAACCTGGGTGCTCACAGGTTCGACACACGACAACACGTCGCTTACCCAGACCTCCATCCGCAAGTTCGAAGCACAACTCACGGACGCTGAAAAAGCCTCTCGCATCGACGGACGGCCGTTTGGAATGCAAGGAGTAGTCTACTCCATGTTCGACCGTGAACGTCATGTGTATGACGAGTTACCATTTGGCTGGGAAGACTTTGACAAACCACCGCTTGATTACACCATCCGCGTTGCGTGTGATCCGCATCCGAAGACTCCTCACGCGGTTCTTTTTGCTGCCACCGCACCGACTGGTCAAACGTTCTTCTACACAGAATACTTCCAGCACGTCATGATCGACGACCTAGTCGACATTATCATACAGAAGCTCGATGGCCGTAATCCTTTCGTAGTCCTTCTGGACCGCATCGCCTTTAACCAAGACCCCATCACTGGTGCAACCTGGGCAGACTCCTTCTACCGCAAAGGCGTCATGGCTGTCCCAGCTTCTAAAGAACTAACCCACGGGATTGTAGCTGTCCAAAACGCCCTGTCCCGCAAAGAAGGTGAAACCCTTCACTTCTGTTCCTCCCTGTCCGAAACCCTGTACGAATTCGACTCCTACATCTGGGACCCAAAACGCGAGAACAAACCCAAAGACGCTAACGATCATATGATGGAGTGTCTTTACCGCCTTGTCCTCAACGGCCTGTCCTGGGTCGCCCCTGAGAAATCCGACTCTTTCCGCGCTGGACCACTTCCTATCACTGGAGACTTAACCTTTGAAACCTCCGACCAGCGTCACTGGTTCGAAAAGAAAGCTGCTTAACTCATGCTCAAAGACCTTCCAACTCGCCTTGCCGAAGCCGAACAAGACCCCGATCTTGCTTCACTCCTCCAGGACTGCCTGCGTGACCTCCGTCACTCACGTTCCCACATGTCTCGTTACTACGAGGATTGGGACTACTCCCTCGAAACCTACCAGCAAATCCGCTACGACGATTCCACCGATGTAAAGTCCAAGAAGAAACGCGAACCATCCAAGCAAACCATCCCGCTTTCTTACGCCCAAGTTAACACCTTCGTTACCTACCTCACGCTCCTCTACACGCAAAACCAACGCTTCTTCGAATACCAACCAACCGGCACCGAAGACTTCGCCATTCGCGAAGAATGCGAAAAGATCATCGAGCGTGAAGTCCGCAACGGATTCGCCACACCAGTTCTCGTCCAGTTCCTCCTCGACATCGCCCGCTTTAACCTCGGCGTATTCAAGCCTTCCTGGGTCGTCCGCACCACAACCATCACCCCAGATGCTTCCTCCCTTTCCTTTTCCACACTGTTCTCCGACACCGCTGGCCTCCAGTTGGTTCAACAAACTAATGAAGAGATTGAGGTTATTGTGAAGGAAGGGACTGTGGTGGATAATGTCAGTCCGTTTAACTTCTTTCCAGATACGAGGTTGCCGATGAAACGTTGGCATGAAGGTAGCTTTGCAGCTGATGAAACTACGCATCATGTGAGGGAGGTGAAGCGTATGGAAGGTGTTGTTGGCACTGAACACTTGTCTGCTTATGATGTGGCTAAGTGGTCAGCGAAGGGTGCTCCGAGACTTGAGGGTCTTGATACTAAGTCCAAAGACGAAGACGACTTCATGGTTGTTGTGACGGAAATGCAACGGTGGTTGAAGCCGGCTGAGTATGGACTGTCGTCTTCTAAGGAGGATGAGCTTTGGTTGGTGCGCATTGGTAACGATCAAAGGGTTTTGTCAGCTGAGAAGCTGGAAGACGCGAACATGGGGTTTACTTATAAGGTGGCCCAGATGGCTCCGGACCAGCACGCAAAGCTTAGTGACTCGCTTTCTTCTCTGATCGACCGTTTGCAAGAGACCGTAACGTGGTTGATGAATACACGCATTGAGGCTGTTAAGAATAACATTGAGAAACAGCTGGTTGTTCACAGTCAGTATGTGGAGCTTGAAGATCTTCAGACACGTTCTCCATTCATTCGTATGAAGAAGAATACTCCCCTTATGGGTGGGTTGAGTAACTTTATCCAACAGCTAAAAACCAACGACCCAACTGTCACACATATTCAAGACGCTGATACGCTGATGAAAATGATGTATCAGGTTTCGGGGGTTAATGAGAATTCTATGGGCGGGTTCCACGGTGGGCGTCGAAGTGCAACGGAAGCTCGGAACGTTCAAGCTGGTTCTGCGGCTCGAATGAAGCTCATCGGAACGACGATTTATCAGATGGCTATTGGGCCACTGGGAAAACAGCTGCTCATAAACGCCCGGCAGTGGATGTCAGATGAGACGTTCTTTAAGATCCTGGGAGAAGATGAAGATACGTATGCCGCCTGGGGCTTGTTTCATAAAGACAACTGGTGGGAACTTATTGGGTCTGAAGACTTCTTTGTATTTGATGCTACTGCCGCGTCGGAAAAAACCTTTGTAGCCCAGTCACTTCAGGAGCTCGCGATTGCTCTGATGTCCAATCCGGAAGTGCTTATGGCTACTAACATAGATCTCGTGAAGGTAATTGAACGTATTCAAGAACTTCGTGGAGTAACAAACCTTAAACAATTCCAACGTGACCAACCCATTGGACAACCTATCCCAGGACTCCCTGGACAAATACCTCCTCCGGCTGGAGGACCACCTCAAATCACCGCTCCACAAACTGTGGCGTGATAATCTAGAACACCAGATTCTCGAAACAGCAAACTTCGTTACGACGATAATCCCTGATTCGATTCAATCCTTTTTTGCCCGAGAGCAAATGATAGGAAGTCTTGGTGAAAAGATAAAACAATTCGATTCGTTTGGTTCACTCAAACAATCGCTCGAAGAACAAAAACAAGCACTAGAACAAAAACAAGACAATGAAACTTAATTGGTTACACACACCTCGCTTCGCACCGTTTGATGAGTCATTCGGTGGCGGCTCTGGCATCGAACCCTTTGTGGACGATGATGATAAAGACGAAGTGATTGACGGTGATGAAGAAGAGGAAGAAGAGGATGAGGATTCTGATGAAGACTCAGACGATGACGATAACTCAAAGTCCACCGCGCTTCCTTTCAACCCTGACGCATTTGCAAAAGCTATCACTGATGGCCTTCGCCCTGCGTTTCAACAGCAACAGCCAAAGCTAACACGCGAGGAAATCGAACGTCAGCTTGGCAAACCGAACCCGACGGTAGAACTTATTCAGATGATTCGTGATCCGGAGACTCCGCCCGAAAAGGCGCTTGCCGCTCTGTCGTCACTGATGAACTCTCAGAATGAGTATCTGCTTAAAGCCAGTGGAATGGCTATTGACGGTCGTGTCCAGGAGCTTGATCCACACATTAAAGCTCTCCAACAGCATCAGCGCACTCAGCAACAGAAAGAGTTCACTGCGTCTGTGGTCCAAAAATTCCCCGCGCTTAAAGGCAAAGGCCCTGCAGTTTCGCAAGCTATTCAACTGCTTGCCAACCAGGGTTACAAGATGAATTCCATCTCTGCCGCCAAGCGTGACGTTGCTCAAGTAGCCTCAAAGCTCATTAAGCAATATGATACAAGTTTCTCACTGAAGCCCAAAAAGCAACAGTCTACATCTTTCCTTCGTCCCGGTTCAGGTGGCGGGCGAGGCAGTTCAGGAGGCAAACGCGCTTCTGTAATTGATTCCATCTTCAAGGTTCAGTAATCACAAACACACAATAACATCATGGCTATCTTTGGTCTACACACATCTGGAACTCACGCCAGCTTCATCAGTGAGAAAACTCGTCGAAAAGTTCTGTATCAATATCCACAAGGCCCAGCTCCGCTGACTTACCTCTTATCGCTTCTTCCTGACGAAGAAACCGACAAGACGGAATTCGGCTGGTGGGAAGAGCGCGATACGGTTATCAAAACCGTCACCGCTCAGATCGCTGCTGCTGGTCCTTTCTACACCAGCACTGGCACTACGGCTCACACCGACGGTGATCCAATGACCGCTAACTCGGAATACGGTGTTAAGGTTTCTGACTACACTCTGTTCCGTGTCCAAGACGTCATCTGGATTCGTAACGTGCCAAACGCTGCAGCTTCTGCCACGTTCCAAATCCGTGCGGTTGTCACTGCTGTCACACAGATCTCCAGTGACGTAGGTCGTCTGACCTTCCGTCCAATCGAAACTGTTGCTGACGTAGGCAACGGCACAGACGCCAACGGCCTGTCCGTTTACTTCACGTCTTCCGCCGCCGCTGAAGGCACCAAGTCCAAAGTTGGTTCTTACTCGTTCCCAATCGAAGTCACCAACTACACCCAGATCCACAAGCACGGTATCATCATCACCCGCTCTGCACTCAAGCAAGGCGTGCGGTATGATTCCTCCGGCATCTGGCAGGACAAGCTGAAGAAGACTGGCCTCCGTCACATGAAAGGTCTGGAAATGGCCACTCTCCGTGGTGTCCGCGCAACCCGCAACACGACCAACGAAGACGGCGATACCGTCCCAGAACGTCTCACCGGCGGTCTTGAATACTACCTGCGTCAGTGGGAACTTGGCACAACCGGCAACGGCGCTATCGTTACCTACCGCCCCGGTGGCTCTGACATCACCGCCTCCGCTTGGTCCGCAGACGATGACAAACGCATCATCGACCTCGGCACAACCCTCACCATCGACCAGTTCGACACACTCATGGAACGTGCCTTCCGATACACCTCGGACACGTCCTTCGAGAAACTCGTCCTGTGTGGTTCTGGATTCCTCAAAGCCGTCCAGACCTACTGCAAACTGCAGTCCATCGTCATGCGCGAGCTGAACCCGAAAACCGACACCTTCGGTCTTCAGATGTATCGGCTCTCCACCATCTACGGCGACTTGGTGTTCAAAGCTCACCCTTTGCTGTCCCAAGACACCACCTTCCGCAACGACGCCTACATCCTGGACGTCGGCTGCTTCAAATGGCGTCCGCTCACCGACTCCGACACGGAGTTCCTTGAAGGCCGTCAGGACAACGACTACGATGGTCGCAAAGACACTTGGCTCACAGAAGGCGGTTACGAAATTAACTTCCCTGAGAACCACATGTATATCAAAAACCTCACCGGAATCACCGCATAACCTATGGCTGCTCTAGCATCCTCTGCGGTCACTGTCCTCTCGGCGACTAACCTAGTCGCCTTGGGGGCACCCCGCCTTACAACCAAGCGCCTTACTCTTGTCCTCACAGGCCAGGGTGGAGGCACCAACACCATCGGAGCTACCG